AGTATCGAAAAACGGTATATCGACAAAAGCCTTCATTTCTGTGGCGCTTACAAATTCCACATACCTAGCCCGGCCAAAGCCATTGCTGACATTTGCATATTCATTGACAGCCGCTGAATTGAACGCTTTGACTTCGTAGTGGCTGGTCGCATCCGGCGCTGTGTCCCACGCTGGAAAAACAGTAAGCACTTTTGTTGACCCAACGTAATCCTCAACATGACGCTTTTGCCCAGATCCTGTACCGCTTGTAAGCTCAATAAACATACCATTGGGCTGATCGTCTGCAGTAAAACTAGATGCTGATTTTAGCGTAATAGTGTCAGCGCCTCCGGCTTGGGCTACGCCTGTATCTGTCGTAACTGATGACGCAGTTATTGTAATGTTGCCAGACACCGCTGACGGCGTGATTGTAAACTGTGGATTGTGAAAATCTATTGCATATGCAAAAGACGGCACATGATCAAATTCAATAACGCTGGCAGTCCAAGTTGCATCTGTTGCACCGCGCACAATCTTGGTTGGCGGGAGATCCTCATGCACCACGATGACGGTGTCGGCAGACTGCACCCAATTCATCTCAGGCAGTATGGCCGATGTCAGGCTGGCTATGCTTAAAAAAGCATTCCCGGTGCCGTTGATGTTGGTGATCTGTGCGCCGTCCTTAAACACATACATTTTGCCCGGCGTGAACACCAGCATATAGCTGTCTGAAATGCTAAACTCAAACGACACCATCCGCACAGCCGTACCAGCGCCGCTGTCTAACGCGGCGACAAACTTAGTGCCATCACGCCGCTTTGCCCCGCCCTGCGGCTGAATGCTGACGTTCCTTGCTGTGGTTAATCCAGACTTGTACTGTGCAATGTCAGTACGCGCACGCAGCTTTGGATCTAACTCACCGCTGGTGAAATCATTCTGGATCTGAATGATGCGGCTCATGTTAGTACCTTATGTCGCTAATCGGGAACTCTTGGATGTTCTGGGATGGCTTGTCTGCGCCGTCAATGTTAATTGCAACGCGCACTAAACCGCCACGCATATTCTCCGACAGCGAGCCATACGCCTTGGTGTAATAGTAATCAGCCTTGGTAATCTGGTCTGTGATTGGCTCGGCAAACTCAGCCGCCAGCGCAGTCTTTAGCAGGCGCACAAAATATGGCGGGAATACGGCAGGCTCTGGCCGGTACTGGTAATCAATCCACACCTCTTCCAGATTTGTGTACAGGCCACCGGCATAAAACTCATAGTCGCGCACAGTGTTTGAGCCAACAGAGCCTGATGCAAACACAGCCTTGGGGTTGCCAAGCACATCGCCGGGGATCTGATATTTGTATTTCCATTCATTAATGGGTGTGTCGGCAAGCTGTGCCAGCTTCACCTTTTTTAACGTCCAACTGTATGGGTACTGCATTAGCAGTGTGTCGCGCACATCGTCATACAAACGATCCGCAACCTGTGCCTCATCGGTGCCAGTAGCAAACGATGAAAGCGGAGCAGCGCCAAGCATGATCAGTGCGTCCGAACATATTGATAGTTTGGTATCACCAGACGCCATTGCGCTACTCCAAAATGAGAAAAGATGGGGCCGGTTGCCCGGCCCCTATCCGATTAGTCGCCGTCTGTGTTAGCCAGAACTGTGCCGTCAGTTACGTCAACAACGCCAGAAGCGTTTGTCAGAACGTAGTTTAGAGACACAACTTGCGTGCCGCCTGTTGACGAGCGCACAACGATTACATCACCAACCGCCAGAGTGTCTGACAGGTCATTAAAGTAACCTTCGGTGTTAACATCTGCAACGGCGTCTGTCGTTGCGTAAGAGTACAAGCTAGGTGCTACACCCTTTTTAGAAGCGCCAATTACGCCCCATCCATCTGCTGAAAAAGCCATTTGTCAGTCTCCTCTCTATTCAGTCGCTGAGATTTTGACAATGCCATCGTCATCAATAGCAACCGCACCAGCGGAGAACATTGAAGAAACGAGGAATGACGTTTTCTCAGGAACATAGTTGATTTCTGACTTTTGGTTCATGCCGATGCCCATACCAACTGCATCGCGGTGGAACGCAAAGCAGGTGCGAGTTGACGGCAGTGGCAGGCCACCCTCGTCACGATCACCAAGGGTGATGAACTTGAAGCCGAGGAAAGTGTCGATCTCGCCTGTAGACAGAGCCTTAACAGTAGCAAAATCACTAGATGTTAACTCAGTCTCGTCAAGCAATGCTGACAATCCATTTGCATGAATTACCATACAACGGCCCTCTGATGGCACGTTCTTTGTATCCAGAGCCTTTTTAGCTGCAAGCAGCTTGGCAAGGTTCATATTAGTGCCTGCGCCACCAACTGATGTGGCAACGGTTGATGGTGAGGAAGCTGCATTGAGCGCATCAATAACTAGCTGATCCATACGACGCCCGATTGCGTTTGACACGACTTGTACCAATTCACGGCGCTCATCAAAGTTGACTTTTTGCTGTGAGAAGATATCGCTATATTCCGCAGCAATGTAGTCGCTCATTGTGGCTGTGATCTGTGAATAGGTCACGTTAAGTGGTGTTACGTCAGTTTGCGGTACGCGAACTGTTGCGGTGCCTTTTCCAATTTTAGGAAACTTCACCTGATTGCCTTCAACATTTGTCCGTTCGCGGGTTACGCCAGCCAGCTTACGAGAAGCCTGATATGCCTGCTTAACCTCGGCATCGAACAACTGTACAAAAGCGTTGGAAATGCCTACTGCCATTTTCCTATTCCTTTTGAAAAGTTAAAACACGATTTAGCGCCTAGCAGGTATCCTTTCGGGCTGCGGCTTGGGCATATACGCTACGCACCCAAGCGGGGTTGACAGGTCGCAAAGCGGGTGTCCGTCAAGGGGGATTATATGACAAAAGGCGGGGACTGTAAACAACCCCCGCCCCAATGCTAGATGGCGCTATATTCTTGTGAGCCATAAGCCTTTTCAAATGCCTTTTCGACCTTGGCGCGGAACGCCGGATCGGTCTGATACTCAGGCTTGCCAACCATCGACATTAGCTCATCCTTGGACGGCGCACCGTCTACCGGGCCAATGTCAACCGGGATTGGCTTGTCACCATAGTAGCTGCGAACCTTTTGCAGCGCCTTAATGCCTTGTGCTGTCCCGCCCATAATCTTGAACTCTTCAAAATCATCCGGCCCCCACACGCCTTTGTTGACTAGGCTCTGCGCCCACGTTGTCATTGACTTAATAGTTGCGTCAGCATTTGGGCCTAGCTTTTTGTATTCCTCGTCATGCGAGATAGCAGCCTCTTCATTTTGTAGGCCAGCCATTTCAATGAACTTTCCAGCCAGATCATTAAACGCTGACTGGCTGACGCCATTGCTTTTGGCCCATTCCCGGTACGTTGAATAAAGCTCATCGTCCTCTGGAATGCCAGCATCTGTGAAGACAGACTGATCATACTCATCTGGTACCTTATGCTGACCTTGCGAAAATTTCTTTTGCAACTCAGTGTAAGACTTAACCAAATTTTCAAGATCAGGGCCATCTTCATCGTTCCAAAATTTTTCTGGGAAATAATCTGGCCGGGTAAACTCGACCTCGTCATCTTCTGACGCCACAGTAACGCTATCAACCGATGGCTCTGCGTCTGGTTGTAAGTGTGGAATAGACTGCTCTTCTGTTTGCTGCTGGTTATCGTCACCCTCTGCTGTGGCATCGGCCAGTAGCCCTTCAGTTTCGCTCATAGTTCTCTCGCTCTTTTAATGCGTCGCTCAATTTCTCGAACCAGACTATTCTGGCCCTCTCTGGCATAGCCGTGACTTGCTTCCTCGCCGGGATACCAAGTCGGCTGCTCTATTGTCATAGAACGCAAATGGGTGAGCAACTTTTGCCCATCGTCACTGCCAAACACGCGCAGATACAAACGATCTACGTCATCCTTGTCTACCTGTTGTTTTTTGCCGATCTCAGGGTTTGCGTCCTGTAGACCGTCCCAACCTTCTGGGTTCATTGTCTATATTCCTTCTGGTGGTGCTTCTTGCGGTGCTGCGCCTTGTGCTTGCGCCTGCGCTTGCATCTGCATCATCTGCTGCGCCTGCTCCATCATTTGTTGACGCTCCTGCGGTGTTGTTCGCAGATCCGCTGGGATGCCCAGCTTGTCAGCAACATAGTCTGGGATGCTGCCGGTCTTCACCGCCATCTGGCCTTCCGGGCCAAGCGCCGATGACATCTGCACCCACTGCATAATCTTCTCGATGTCGCCCATATTCTGTGCCTGCGCAATCGGGCTGATGGGGATAACCTTTACCTCAAGGCCATTGACCTTCAGCGGCATTTCAATCAAGCCGCGATCATCCATCACATATAGGATGCGCGATATCATTGGCACCATAGTCTCGGTGATTAGACGACCAAACGCAGACCCAAGGTTCTGGGCCAACTCTTTCATGCGCTCTGCAATCTCTGTTGCAGACCGGGCCGACATATTGTCTGGCGGCAGTGTGTCATCTAGCAGGATCTTTTTGATGTTCATACGCAGATCATTAATCACAATCTGGCTGACATTGAAATCGCCAGATCGCGGCATCTGCCGCAAGCTCTCACCCTGCGGCCCACCATTACGCGCAACCGGGATGATTGCACCCGGCGCAATGCGAATGGTCTGCGGGTTCAACACACCATCGTCAGCCGCTGTGTAAACGCCAGCAATCGACAGGCTGGCATTCTTTAGCAGCAACTCTAGCGTCTTGTTCAGCGTCTTGATGTCTGGGATGGCTGTGACCAGCGGCCCCCGGCCATACACCTCACCGGCTACCTTCATATAACGCGCAACAATCCACGGCGATGATTTCATGCGGCGCATCAGTAAACCGACTTTGCCCTCGGCCCAGATGACATGATAACAAAAATCGCCCTTTTCGATGTCATACAGTGTGGCCTCAATCAGATCAATCTCTTCAGTAGGCTTCTCATCGATCATACGTTGCAGGCGGTCAGGGATCTCTGCGTCAGTCCAGTGCTGCTGGATAGCCTCGCCCTTGAGCCGCATCCGGCGATAAACATTATCGACCTTGCCGTGTGCGCCCTCTTCAATGCTGACCAGATATTGTGGCACTGCTGTAAACC